CCCATTTGCAGTGTTGTTGGTGCCAGTGGTGTTGGAGAGGAGGGCGTAGTATCCAGCAGCAGTGTTGCTGCTGCCAGTGGTGTTGGACTGGAGGGCGTTGAGTCCATTAGCAGTGTTGTAGCTGCCAGTGGTGTTGTAGTAGAGGGCGTTGAGTCCATTTGCAGTGTTGCTGCTGCCAGTGGTGTTGGAGCGGAGGGCACTGAATCCATTAGCAGTGTTGTTGCTGCCAGTGGTGTTGGCATTTAATGCGCTGCTGCCTACTGCTGTGTTGACAGCAATTGCTCCAGCGCCACGGCCAACTCGTACCCCATAAATTGTTGCATCACCAGTATCAAGAGTTAGTGCACCAGCAGAATCAATAAGTAAACGGCGAGTCCCATTAGTTGAGATGGCTAGTTGGTCTGCACCAGGGGAAAAGATGCCGGTGTTGGTGTCACCCGTGAAACTTATGCTTGGGGCGGCAGCGCTGCCATCATCTAGCGTAATGTCCCCATCGATCTCCATACCGGTAGCGGTAAACTTAGCCGCTTCGGCGCCACCAACAGTGACTGCGAGCTCGTTGGGTCCGGGACTGTAGAGGCCGGTATCTTCGTCGCCCGTGAAAGTTACGCCGGGCTTGGCTGCGATCCCGGATAACGACTTAATTGGTGTGGTGGCGGAAAATGGCTCAGGCATACAATCGTGCGCTAACTACTTCTGTATAGCTTTCAACACACCGAGCCACTATAGATGTCGATGACGTTGTAGGCGTCGGGGCCGATACCCACCAACGACATGCCGGGGGGGATGATGGGTCCCACACCGAAGGGTACGGTGCCAGGGGTTCCGATCGATACGGTCGCATTACGCCGTATCAATCTCGATTCCTCGATGTCCCGGGCCGATTCGGTGATATCCGTGCCGTTGATGGTTACCCGGCTATCGAATACAGCGTTGCCGGTGACGTCCAGGGTGCCCGGCACATCGATGTTATCGGCCCACTCGACACCGGTGCCTGCGGCGTCCGTTTGGAGGAGTTGGCGAGGTGCGCCATCAGCCAGCTTACTGACCGCGATCTCGGCCGTCGGGCTGATATCCCCATCGACAATCACCCCGGCCGTGATAGCCGTGACACCCGTATTGCCGATGGTAACATCGCCCGTCACTGATACGCTGGTGGCGACGTTACCGCTGCTGCCGACCAGGATGTTCGCGCTGGTCAACGAGGCCAGCTTGCTGAAGGCTATGGCGGCGCTGGCGTTAACATCAGCGTCAACTATCACCCCGGTCGCAATAGATGTGGCAATCGATGCGCCGGTGGTCAGGTCGCTGTTTACCGTGCCGGTGATATCGCCAGTGACGGCGAAGGTCCGGGTGCTGGAAAGCTTAGTGGCGGTGTCGGCGTTACCGGTTAGCGCGGCGGTGATGGTGCCGGCGGTGAAGTTACCCGAAGCGTCGCGGGCCACAATGGTGTTAACGGTATTGGCGCTGGTAGCCGTGGTAGCCGAGTTGCTGACCTTGCCAGCCGTGGCGATGGTGGCCAGCTTGGTGTCAACGATGCCGGCGCTCGCATTGATATCCCCATCGACGATAGTGCCGTTCGCGATCATATCGCTGGTTACGACACCGCTGGCGATAGCCGTCGATATGGTGAACCCGGTCTCCAGGTCGCTGTTGACGGTGCCGGTTACGTTACCGGACAACGCGAAGGTCCGCTGGCTGCTAAGCTTTGTGGCGGTAGTGGCATTGCCGGTTATGGTGCCGGCCGTAAAGTTTCCGCCGGCATCGCGAACGACGATGGTGTTGGGGACGTTGGAGCTGGTGGCTGTGGTGGCGCTGTTACTTACCTTGCCGGCGGTTGAGATGGTGGCCAGCTTGGTGTCAACGATGCCGGCGCTCGCATTGATATCCCCATCGACAATCACCCCAGCGGTGATGGCCGTGACACCCGTATTGCCGATGGTGATATCGCCGGTTACCGCAACACTGGTGGCGACGTTACCGCTGCTGCCGACCAGGATGTTCGCGCTGGTCAACGAGGCCAGCTTGCTAAACTCGATGGCGGCGCTGGCGTTTATGTCAATGTTGGCTATGGTGCCATCCGCTATCATCGCGGACGTGATGGTGCCGGTATCGCCGCTGGTCACGAGGGTGCCAGTTACATTCGGTAAAGTGTACGTGCGGTTGGCGGTTAGGGTTGTGGTGGTGACCGTCCCGGAATATGTGCCGCGATCGAATACCAGGTTCAGGCTGCCGACTAACGTGGCGGCCGTATCACCGACCCGGAGACGTTCGAGACCGTTGGTGGCAATGGACGCCTGATCATCCCCGGACCGGTATAGTCCGAGCCCGGGGTCAGTAGCGAATGAGTAGGTGGGGGATGATACCGTCCCGTCCACCCCCTTAACGGTCCGGTTCAAGTTCCACGAATCGGTAAGAGCGACATATAGTATGCTTGCTTCGGCGCCGGCCACACTGATTCCGGTTCCGTCAGCCTGGAGGGAGTTGATGGCCGATTTCGCCAGCAGTATGTTTTTATCCTCCACAACTAATGTCGTGGAGTTAATCGTGGTCGTAGTACCCTGAACGGTGAGGTTGCCGAGGATGATTACTTCTCCGGTGGCGTCACCAAACGCGGCCGGGTCGATAACAAACTGAGCCGGACCGTACAGGACACCGGTCAGGGTGGTATTGGCGAAGGTGACATTGGAGCTGGTGGATACGGGTTGGCCGATAGCCACCACGCCGCCGGTGATGGTGACACCCGTTCCGCCACTGAAATGAGCCCGGACCTCAGCCGCGCTCGGGCCGGTATACGTTAGGACGCCGGTGAGATTGTCGTACCCCAACGAGCCGTCCCCGCCCAAATCCGTGACACTGGTGGATGAGCGGGCCCGGGCGTCAGTAAAATATAACCGGGTGGGAGATACTACAGGCTCGGGGACATCAGAAGTGGTGATGTTGACAAAGTTGCCTTTAACTTCGTTTACCGCCTCAACGATAGTGGATTTGCTCGTGGTCGTCAGAGACGCCAACGTCCCGACATCGACAACGGTACCGGATCCATCCACTACCGACTTTGTTCCCGTCCTCAGTCCGTGTCGTGTATTGAGTGCGCGGGGGGTCGGCATGGCAATGCGTTGGAGGGGAATGCTACCCCAATGTGTTCACTATATCTATAGGGCTTTCAACGAATCCGTCTAGAACAACGACACTTGCGAGGTCCGGACCGTCACGGTGCCGGTCACACCGGAGGCACGGCGGAACTGCAACGATACGAGATCGGTGCCGGCGACGTTAACGATGGTCGCTTGGAACTCACCCAGCGGGTCGGCGGTGCTGCCCACCGCCCCGTACTCGGTATAGAACGTATCGGTGCCGTTGTGGGCGAGGAGAAGTTCGGTCACGTGTACGGCGCCGGTACCCGTAACAATCTCCGCCAGATACTTTCCACTCCGGTAGAGGGTTTTATCATACACTTCTAGTTCGACCCAGCCGGAGTCCCCGCTACCGACGACGGTCCGGAATACGCTGGTCCGGAGGCCGGTACCCGTCTCACTAACAAACCGATACGAGCCGAACAACGGGCTGTCGGTCAACCGAACCTCCAACGATCCGACCGTGTTGTCTACGAAGAACGAGTCGGTATCGAGGGCGTAGGTTTTAGCGGCCCCGGTCGGATCTCCAACGATAATTTCGTTAGTCCCTAGGGGGGAGTCGAGAATACTCGCGCTAACCCACTCGTCTTCCGATGAGTCGTAGTACCTGAGAACCGGTGTCGTGGTGGATTTATCAACCCAAAGCTCGCCATCTGACAGATCGGTGTAGTTGATGGGGATTGGAGCCAAAGTTCCGACGTGTGCCGGTCCGATTTTGCGAATTTTACCCGACGTATCACGCAAAAACACTCCGACACTGTCGGTGTGGTAGTTTATGGCTAATTCGCCATCCAGAATAGAGGTTGATAATGGGCGCTTTTCGAGTATCGCGCTGCGGATGTGGCGGTAAAAGTCTCTTGACATAGTTAGTATGTACCGGCGTCGAGGGAGAAAAATGTTATCGGGTCAGGGCGTAAAACATCCTCCAGGAGGTCGATAACATACGACTGGAGAGTGCTGTATGGGACGGCATCGGTTCCAAGAACGGGGGCGGCAACACCAGTGATCCTTTTGCCACTCATGTTGAGTGAAAAATCTCCGTCGGAAACTAACCTCCCCAGTGTCAATTTGTTCTCAAACGTCACCGAGCCGGTGTTACTCACGTACCCGATCCGGTCACCGGAACTGTCTCGCCACTCAGATACGATTGGGTTGGTGCTCGAGCCGCGAACAGTGAGAGCGATGGAGTTGTTCGCCCCCGGGTTGATGGTATTTTGTGTGGTGGTAGTCGGTACCCGTAGTACCAAGGTATCCGGATCGAGGTCGATACCTGATATCAGAGCGTCTACCTCAGACTGGGTGTAGGTGTCGGCCAGCGTAGCATACGCAGCAGCCACATCCGACTCTATTTCACCCTGCAACGATGCGAGCGCAACTGCTAGTTCTGAATCGGTTACTTGGCTAGCGGATAATGACGCCAGCGTGTTACCGATGGTCGCTAGCGCCGCATTGAGGTAGGTGCGGGTGTAGGTTGTGCTGGTGTTGGCCTTGGCCCCCAACAAACTATTTGTCTCGGCTTTGGTATAGTAATCCTGTACTCCACCAAGATTCGGCGTACAAGATGTGCCGTACAGATTAGTTGACATACGGACCTACCCCTGTAGTGCTTTCAACAGGTACACATATCAAGTCGCGGCCCCCGCAAGACAAGTCGACAATGACCCGGCCGGGTCCGCAAGAAACACCATCAACACACGTGTTATCTCTGCCATTCCGGATACAATACAGTTTGTTGAAATAATCGGAGGGTGGAGGTCCGGGCATAATCAGTGCGGGATTACTGGGCATATTCACCACCGCAATATACACACAGGTGTAATCTCCACACCTCGTGTCGTAGAGAACGGTATCACCACGGACGTAAAAAAAGTCTTTTGAGATGCCGGCTTCACCCCACTCATCGGAATCAGGGGTGGTCAGGTCGTCTTCCCACTCCGACTCAAATTCCCCCCACCGGCTCAGATAGGAACGGGGGTCGTAGTATTCGTATTGAGACAGCAATGTATCGATGTCTGGTAGGCCAACCGGAACCGATGTGACTACATAACATACCTCAGACCACAGGTCGGAGTCGAATGGTCCGGCTGGTGCTGGCCCGTTAGCTGTGGCTATATATAACGTTACGAGCCGTCCGTCATCAGAAATTACGAGTACATGATCTCCAGTCCTGTACCCATACTGATCGACGTATTGTGCTACCTGCCACCGCTCATCGCTAGGCAAGTTTTCGAAATCCCACGAGAGGGGGATATCCCCCCACGAAGTATATACCCCCTTCCTGCTATTATATACGGGGTATTGGGCCAGCAGGCTATTGGCATCCCTTTCGCACGTATTGAGCGATGCGGAGGCGCATCCCCCATCCCGGATCTCATTGGCTACAATATCCCTTTCCGCCAAAGCCTGTAGCTGCGATGGGGTAAGGCAGCTAAGGGGGTGAGAACCGTAAGTGCGTGCGGACACGGGGTGTTAGGCGTAAGTCCAGTTGTCGGTAACTGCGGTGATCTCGATGGTGCTGGGGTTAGAAGACGACCTGTCTACGTTGAACGCATTGACAGATGTGATCTGGGAGTCCGGCATAATCAGGGTGCGGGATCCGAGGGGTTGAGGATCTTCTCCACAAACCACCGGAGTGATTGTAAATGTAACGAATGAGCAGTCCTGTGACTTCCAAGCGTCGAGAATGTCGGCATGACGCTCTACGTCAAAAGCAGCAGATACTGTAAATTCTGATACGGTTTTGGGCCCCTTGAGCTGATAGATTCTCTGCCTCATGCCATCGGCATAATTTCCAGTCGCAGCCGTATCACGCAGACCGGAGAAGGACAGGAAATAGTGTTGCCAGAGGGAGCATTGGACTAAGAATTGTGACTGAGTTACTGGGCGAATTTGGATCATGACATCGATGAAGTTGTGGAGTCCTATCCAGCTTTCAACGGATTGTCAGAGATAGTAGGGGGAAAAAGAGCTCCAGTAGCCCAGTTTTTCCGGGTCGAAGTTAACCAACTCTCGGTGGACATGACTACGGTTGAGCCGGTACGCGAGGGTGTATGTCCGTACGAGATCGGCCACTTCCCTCTCATCCATATCCTCCCCCCTCAACGCGATATTCTCAAACCGGACTAGTTCCATTCGAAGTCGGTCGTGGCCATCCGGAATTGTCCGGGGGATGGAGCGGATCTCATCCAGGAGGCGTTTAGTCGTGTAGATGATGTCTCCGGGAGTGGTAAACTCATCGATGTTGAGTTTCGAGTTATCGATATCCGAGCCGGAAATTCCAGCCGACAACCTATCCCAACCGACTTCGTCCATACCCCCCGTATTAAACCTATCCGAGATCTTTTTGGCTACTTTATCCCGAACCGTCTCATCCTTGAGGTCGCCAGACTCATCAAACTCGCTAAAGTCCAGATTGTCGGTAGAGATAGGCTCGGTGCTGGATAGCATGCGGCCGATCGTGCTTTCGCCGATGACCTTGCCCGTCTCGGATTCTCCGGCATCAGCAGTCTGAGGCTCGGACATACTCGGCTCCATCTCGACCCTCTCGAGAGACGGAATCTGCAGTTTGTCCCGCAACCAATCTAGGTCGCTAGGCTGGTACCCGACCGCCTGGAGCTGGGTCAGAATCTGTACGGTTTTTACAGGGTCCTCTCGCTGCTCGAGGTCGGTAAAGTTACGTTTGAGGCGGGGAATTGACGCACCGGGGTAGTTGAGCTCTACGATCCACCGAATCAAAGTTCCGTTTAACGTCTCATCGAGTTGTTCGGATAGGAATTTGGCCTTTCGCATCCGGACAGAGTCTGCGACTTGGTCGCGAGCATAAGACCCTGTCGATCCAGTATCCTGTCCTACAGTCGACTCGCCGTTTATTAAGAACGAGATCTGTTGATCGATGTATCCGATCAGACCCTGGTAAACATCGGCCCTGGAGTCCGCTGTCAGGTATTTGACTTCCATCTCATCGGGTATGACGATAGCCGTCTCCTGTCCCAACCGCTGCAGAGCCGTAAACAGAGAATTGACTTCTTCTTCTGGGGTTCCCAGGCTAAACGTGCCGACAGCCGTCGGTGTAGTATGTTTATCGGCGTACTGGAGCCAAAACGACAACAGCGTACGGCGGAATTCTACCAAACTATATAGCTGCCGTCCTAGGCCCGTCCCATACGGGTCCATGTTGCTGCTGTAAGCCCAATGCCGGTGAATAACCATGGACCGGAGGGGAATCGGCAACCCCTCGACCGGTGATTGGACAGTGATCAGTCTCGGGCTGATCGACCCGTCGTCGTTCAGGACGAACAGGAACCGTCTCGGATCCCTAATCTTGATCTCGCTGGGGACCACATAACCCCCCTGCCGTACCCACGCAATCTCACCGATACTGATCCCCAGGATCAGAGCCTCGCACATCCCCTTCACAAACGAGTTAAAGCCGCTGTTAGCATTAACGAGCATGTCTCGACCACGGCTCTGTCTCCCATTAGTACCCATGTGGTAGAGGGTTTGTCTAACAAACTCCGCAACTTCTTCGTCCCGGTCTGAGTCGTTAGCCGGAAACACCTCCCACTCCCGTTGGATTATCTCCCCTGCCAGTTTTTCCCAGGCCGACATGACGGCCGAGTCGTTGAACAGCCGGGTGTAGTGTTCGATCGCTCGGGGGCCACCGCCGGCCTCCTCGATAAGGATGTCGTCGCGACGGGGAAGTATCGCACCGGTAAGGACGGTAGGAAGCCCTCCCCAGGTGTACGGGTCGGATTTATACCCCGCTAACGCCCCCTGGTTGGTACCAAGAGAGTATAGCCGGTCGTTATATCCCGTCTTTACGACACGTTTCTGGCTATTGTTCTCCTCGGACATCGGGACGGGGCAAGTTCTCTTCTTCTTTGCTTTCAACGACTTTCGATCTATAAACCACGTCGAGGTCGAGGATGGCCGAATATAGTTGATCTTGAGTCAGCTCCCCTTTCTCGTAGAGCTCGATGGTTTTTTCGGCCCCTTCTACATACACCCCAAAGTCCGTATTGGTCAGGACATTTACCCCGTGCTGTCTCTCCACGCTCGTTGGGCGACTCTCATCCTGTTTTCCATCCCTTTTAGCTCTTCTTGCCATCGTTTTAAGTACCGGGGTTGGTATTGTTGCCAGCGTTGTTCCCACCCGTCGATATGCTCGAGCTCTTTGGGAGGGATTTCACGGAATTTCCTCCTGAGGAGGTAAATAGCAGAAGTGACAAACTGGCCATCGTTCTGATC